TTGTTTGTAATAGAATGAGAGAGTTGAATGAATTTAATAAAATTGTTCTTCAAAAGTTTTCCTCAAGACAAGCATATACTTTTATAAAAGGTCAATACGTTCCGATTGTAATGAACTCGGTAAATGATGAAAGTGTGTATGATTTGGATAAGAGAAAATATTATGTTCAGAATTATGATTTTACAATGCTCGGTTATCTAATTGATGAGGACGAATTCGAGGTTGCTCCGGCAATATCTAGAATTTTACAAGTTATGGAAGTAGAAGGATATGTTCCTATTGGAAAGAGGAATCAAATATCCCCAAAAAATCCTGACCTATTTACACAAGAGTTTTTATTTGTAACAGGTAATACCTCGTTGAGTGATATAATGGACTACATGGTTAACATGACTATAGATTCTACAACAAACGTTTCGAGTTATGATGTTTTTATTAACAACCAATATTATGGTACTGATGTTAATGAAATTTTAATTAATACAAATGATGTATTAAGGGTTGAAGTTGTTAAGATTAACAATTCATTAGAGTCGAAGATTTTATTCACAAATAAGTTGCTTTAATTTTCCCCGTAGATATCTTTCTTTTCTTTACACTTTTCAAGAATTAATTGTTCAAGAAGTTTGTAAATTTTAATCCCTTTTTTATCACAATATTTTTTTAGTACTTTATGTACGTCTTCAGATATTTTTATGTTTTTTATTTTGTTATCGTATAGTTTACCCATAAAAGATAAAAAAGGCAGAATTTATTCATAGTAAATACAAATAGATTATAAAAAGTAAAGTTTTTTCATTTGTTATCTAATATTTATGAATAAAAATAAATCTTTTTTAGAAACCAATAATAATGGCAACAGTACAAACTAATCAGAAAGTGTTTGTTTCTCCAGGTGTCTATACCTCAGAAACAGATTTGTCTTTTGTGGCTCAGAGTGTGGGTGTAACTACACTTGGTTTGGTTGGTGAGACTCTTAAGGGTCCAGCATTCGAACCTATTTTCATAACAAACTTCGACGAGTTCCAAGCCTTCTTTGGAGGTACGGAACCGACAAAATTTGTGAATACACAAATACCAAAATATGAAGCATCTTATATTGCTAAATCATATTTACAACAATCTAATCAACTTTTCGTAACAAGAGTGTTAGGTTTGTCGGGATACGATGCGGGTCCTTCTTGGACTTTGAAAGTTACCGCTAACGTTGACCCAGGAACAATAGGACTTAATCCCGCAACAGGAACTCCATGGACAGTAAATTTTTCCGGTGTTGCTTCTGCGGACACCGTTACTTTAACAGGTTCTTTACCTGCTGACATTAATAATTTGTTGAATACTCAATACAGATTGAATGATGGAAGTACGTCAACTTTTAATCAGGATTTTACTGATATTCTTGACTCTTTTGCAACAACCCCTAGTTTGACTGCAACAACTGCAATTGTCTATGGTTCTTTACCAAGTGCCGACTATACGAGCCTTTCCACTTTACGTACATCACTAACAAATGTGTTTGGTGTTAATTCACTTAATTTGGATAGTAATGATTTATCTAATAGTGATAACTCTCCTTGGTTGTACTCTAATTTCTCTAACAATGTTGGTAATGTTTATACAGGATTTTCTTTTGATTATATTGTAACAAGTTTTACAACGGGAGCGTCATCAACATATTCAGGTACGTTGTCGGGTAATGTATATACATACTCAGGAACTGCGTATTCACAATATAATGATTTAGTTATTGCAACACTACGTTCAAGAGGAGTTTCTCTATATGATAGTAATAATCACGGACCTCAGTATGAAGTTTCTGCAACAACAGATTTAAATATGATTTGTACTGGTTCCTATTCAGGAGTCTCTACTAATCCATATTCAACATTCTTACTTTCAGGTGTGACAAAAGATGGTGATAATTTCTCATTTGAAACATCACTTTCAAGTGTTAGTAGCAAGTTCTTACCAAAAGTTCTTGGATTTGATAATTTTGGTAAATCAAGAAATGAAGTTCCTGTTTTTGTTGAGGAGATTTATCCTGTGGCTTTAGATTACTTATACGACAAAGGATATATTCGTGGTTTAAGTTGTGACTTAATCGCATTACCCGCAGCAAGTACATATAATTCAGACTCAATCGCATGGAACCTTGAAAAATATACAACCCCACATTCTCCGTACATTGTTTCAGAATTGAGAGGTAATAAAGTTTATAAATTATTCAGATTCATTTCTATATCTGATGGTACTGCGGCAAATACTGAAGTTAAAGTATCTATTGCAAACATTTCTTTTTCTAATTTAACTTTTGATTTATTAGTTAGAAGTTTCTTTGATACTGACCAAAACCCTGTTGTTATTGAAAAGTTCACAAACTGTACTATGGACCCAGCGTCTAATAGTTTCGTGGGTAAAAAAGTAGGTTCATTCGATGGAGAATATCCATTGGTTTCAAAGTATATCATGGTTGAAATGTCTAAGGAAGCACCTATAGATGCGTTACCTTGTGGATTCTACGGATATGACCAAAGAATTTATGATACTACATCAAACTTATCACCTGTTCCAATTTATAAAACAAAGTACGATTATCCTGGAGAACCAGTCTTTAATCCTCCTTTCGGTATTACTGCTTACGGAGCCAGTGTTAATGATTCTCCTGGGGATAACGTAAGAAGAACATATTTAGGATTTTCAACAACAGTAGGTGTTGATGAATCTTTCTTACAATATAAAGGTAAACAAAACCCTTCAGCTGCGACATGGGGAGTTGCTTACGATTCAGTTCCTTGGAACTACCTTACACAAGGTTTCCATATGGACTCAGGTGCAACTGTTGTAACTATTGGTTCAGAATATGTGACAAGTGGAACTGCGGCTTTCCAATGTGGAGATGCAGAATTCAGAGCAGAACCTGATACTCAAGAAAACCCATATTATTATATCTACTCAAGAAAGTATACAGTATGTTTTGCTGGTGGATTTGATGGATGGGATATCTATAGAGAGTATAGAACAAACCAAGATAGATTTAGACTCGGTGCATCAGGATATTTGGCAGGAGCTGCTCCATCAACGAGATACCCAACCGCTTCAGGTCAAGGTATGTTTAAGAGAATTGTGGTGGCTAAAAACACTCAAGACTTTGCAAACACTGACTACTACGCATACCTATTAGGTATTCTATCTTTCTCTAACCCTGAATCAACAAATATCAATGTTTTTGCAACATCAAGTATCGACTATGTGAATAACGGTAAACTTGTAGAACAAGTTGTCAACATGGTACAGTTCTCAAGAGCAGATTCTGTATACATAGCAACAACACCTGACTATCCAATGTATCAACCAGATTCAACTGACCCTGAATTGATTATTCAACCACAAGAAGCGGTTGACAACTTAGATAACACAGGAATTGATTCTAACTATACGGCAACTTACTATCCATGGATTTTGGTTAGAGATACTGTAAATAATACACAATTATATCTACCACCAACAGGTGAGGTTTGTAGAAACTTGGCACTTACAGATAACATTGCATTCCCTTGGTTCGCATCAGCGGGTTACACAAGAGGTCTTGTAAACTCTGTTAAGGCAAGAGTTAAACTAACACAAGAAGGTAGAGATATTCTATATCAAGGTAGAATCAATCCAATCGCAACTTTCTCTGACGTAGGAACTGTGATTTGGGGTAATAAAACTCTACAAGTTGCCGACTCAGCACTTAACAGATTGAATGTTAGAAGATTACTACTTCAAGCTCGTAAGTTGATTTCAGCAGTAGCCGTAAGATTGTTGTTCGAACAAAACGACCAAATCGTTAGACAACAGTTCTTGGATAGTGTTAACCCAATCCTTGATTCAATCAGAAGAGACAGAGGTCTTTACGACTTCAGAGTAACAGTTTCTTCTTCACCTGAAGATTTGGATAGAAACACACTAACAGGTAGAATCTACCTTAAACCAACAAAGGCACTTGAGTTCATTGAGATTGAGTTCTTGATTACACCAACAGGTGCTTCGTTTGAAAATATCTAATAACAATTTAGATTATATTAAAACCCCTCCACAGTGAGGGGTTTTTATTTTATTCAATATTTATAAATCATGAGATATGTTATTTCTGAATCAAGATTAGAAAGAGCGATGGAAAAGGTTTTCAATCAATATATTAATGTTGGTGAGTTAAAGTATTATCATCCTGTTGAGGAAACTGATGATGGTTATGATGAGTATGAAGATACCAACAGAGCAATATATTATATAGGTGATGTAGAACTCGACGAAAATGAAATTTTTAGGTATTATGAATGTGACTATTTTTATGAGGATGCAAGAGCGGTAAGGGGAAAATGTCCAATTCTCTCATTAGATGATAGGATATCAGATACTTTAAATGGTTTGTTTGATGATTTATGGAAAGAACCATTTAGGAAATGGATTAACGAGTCGGTTAATTTACGCGCCAAAACGATAGAATAACTAACAACGAATATTTATATCATATGGTTTACATTATTAAAGAAGGATTTAGAGATGATACGACCCCAAACATGAAGTATTATGCCTTTGATTGGGATGATAACATTGTTCACATGCCAACAAAAATCATGTTGAAAACTGAAGACGGTGATGAAGTTGGTATGAGTACTGACGACTTTGCTAAATACAGACATGAGATTGGGAAAAATCCTATAGAGTATAATGGTAAAAAGATTGTTGGTTATTCCGACAACGCATTCAGAAACTTCAAAACAGATGGGGACAAACAATTTATCATAGACGCAATGAAGGCAAAGTTAGGTCCCGCGTTTGATGATTTTAGAGAGTCAATCAATAACGGGTCTATTTTTTCTATAATCACAGCTAGAGGTCATAATCCCAACACGTTAAAACAAGCGATTTATAATTATATCGTTAGTGGTTTCGGTGGAATTGACAAAGATGAATTATTAAAAAATTTAAGAAAGTATAGAACTTTTGTGGATGAGGAGGATATGTCAGACAATGAACTTATTAAAAGTTATTTAGAGTTGAACAAGTATCATCCTGTAACATTTGGACAAGGGGGTGCTGAAAATCCTGAAGAACTAAAAGTTATGGCAATGGACGACTTTGTATCTTATATTAAGGGAATGGCAGCATTACTTAATAAGAAGGCATACCTTAAAAAAGATATAGGTAATAAATTTGTTCCTAGTAAACCTATGATTGGATTCTCTGATGATGACCCTAGAAATGTAGAAGTAATGAAGAAACATTTTAAAGATAAACCAGAAAAACTAGTAAAGACTTATTCTACTGCATCTGGAACTAAAAAAGAAGTATAATTAATATTAATTTTTTTAAAAACGAAAGTAAATAGAAAAATTTTTAAACTGATTATATTTATAACATATAAACAAAGAAATTAAAAAAATTATTATATGGCTGATTTATTAATGAAAATGCCCCTACCTTATGAACCGAAAAGACAAAATCGATTCATTTTAAGGTTTCCTAGTACATTAGGTATTAATGAGTGGTTTGTTGAGACATCTAAGAGACCTAGTATCAAAATCAAAGAAACTGAAATTCCTTTTTTAAATACATCAACATTCGTTGCGGGTAGATTTAACTGGGACGCAATCCCTGTTACATTTAGAGACCCAATCGGACCTTCTGCGGCTCAAGCTCTTATGGAGTGGGTACGTCTACATGCTGAGTCTGTTACAGGTCGTATGGGATACGCTGCAGGGTACAAAAAAGATATTGATATCGAAATGTTGGACCCAACAGGTGTAGTAGTTGAGAAATGGATTCTATATGGTACATTCTTAACAGGAGTTGACTTTGGTACTTTGAACTACGCTCAAGACGGACTTTCTACTATAAGTGCAACACTTAGAATGGATAGATGTGTGTTAGTTTACTAATACTATTTATAAAATATTCAAATTATTTATATTTAACCCTAAAGGTAATAAACTTTTAGGGTTAATTTTTTTATATGGAAGAACAATCAAGAATATACGGTCAACAAAACTTGACACTACCACACGACGTGGTTCCTTTACCATCAGATGGTGTTTTTTATAAAAACAAGAAAAAGTCATTAAAGGTTGGATATTTGACGGCTTCTGACGAGAATATACTTTTAGCAGGTGGTAACGACATTACATCAAGCTTGTTAAGAAATAAAATTTACGAACCAGATGTTAGAATAGAAGATTTATTGGAAGGAGATATTGAGGCAATATTAATCTTTTTAAGAAATACTGCTTTTGGACCTGAAATGGATGTAACTTTAACAGACCCCAAAACCTCCAAAAAATTTAATTCATCAGTAATGTTAGATTCCTTACCTGTAATTAAAGGTCAAGAGCCATCACCTGATGGAACTTTTACGACCCAACTTCCGAAGAGTGAAAAGGTTATTAAATTAAAACCTTTAACATATGGAGAAATTGTTGAAATTAATAAAATGGCAGAATCTTACCCACAAGGTAGGGTCTATCCAAAAGTGACAAATAAATTACAAAGACAAATTGTTGAAATAGACGGAGTTTCTGATAAGATAGAAATTGCTAAATTTGTGGAACAAATGCCAATCGTTGATTCAAAGTTCATTCAAAAATTTATTGGTGATAATGAACCAAGACTGGATATGACTAAATACGTTACAACCCCATCAGGAGAAAGACTACAAGTTAATGTGGGTTTTGGGGTGGACTTTTTTCGCCCTTTCTTCTGAGTATAGAAAAGGACAAATAGATGAATTTTATTATCTTTCCACTTTATTTCATGTTAGTTGGTCTGATTTTGAAAAAATGCCACTGTTTGTTAGAAAATATTTATTGGATAAATGGTACGAACTAAATAAGAAGGACTGAAAATTCAGTCCTTCTTCTATTTATAATATAAATAATTTTTGATGGGTACAATTGAAGAAATGATAAAATTATTAGGCCCCCTCGGTGAAGTGTTACCAACAGGAGGAAGAATTGCTGAGATATTTGAAACTATTATCGAAGGAACTGATAATATAAATTCAAGATTTACACAATCAAGACAAAGAGTTACTGAGTTCAGTGCTGCAATTGCCGACAGCATTCCAATGGTAGAACGTTTGGGTGGAACATCAAAAGATGCTGCTAAAGTTATTGATGATGTTGCGGCGGCGACAAAAAGAAATGTTGTTGCAAGTGCGGAAGAAGTGTCTAAATTGTATTCAATACAACAATTAACAGGTACAGATGCAAAGACACTCGTAGGAACATTTCAAAATATTGGTGTTCAGTTTTCACAAATAAGTAATCAAGTAGGAGATTCTATAAAATATATTCAAAGTGTTGGTGCCAATGCTAGAGATATAATGAGAGAAGTAAATGGGTATGTTGAAAAAATTAACAGTTACAATTTTCAAGATGGAGTATTAGGCCTTACAAGAATGGCAACACAGGCACAACTCCTTAAGTTTGACATGAGTAGTACTTTGGGTTTTGCTGAAAAAGTAATGAGTCCGGAAGGAGCGATTCAAATGGCTTCGGCATTTCAAAGACTTGGAGTTGCTGCCGGAGATTTGACCGACCCATTCCAATTAATGAATAAATCATTAAACGACCCTGAAGGATTACAAAATAGTATTGTCAACATGACAAAACAATTTACTTTTTTTGATGAGAAAACAAATTCATTCAAAATAAACCCACAGGGTATGTTAATGTTAAGGGAGATAGGGGCTCAAGCGGGTATAAGTAGTGCTGAGCTATCCAAAATGGCATTAAATGCTGCCGATTTGGATAAAAAGATTTCACAAATATCTCCGTCTTTTGAGTTTGAAAATGAGCAAGACAAACAATACATTGCAAATATTGCGAAGATGGGTACAGGAGGTGAATACGAAATAACTGTTAAGGAAGATGGTAAAGATAAAACAATCCCATTACAAGAAGCAAATAATGAACAGTTAAAAGAATTAATTGAAAGACAAAAGGCAGGACAAGAAGATAAGACAACTGAAGATATACAAAAAGACCAATTAGATGTATTAACTCTAATGGTTGGGGAATTGAAAGCAGCAAGAGATACATACCTTGGCGGAATAGCTTCGTCTAGAACACTTACTGAAGCTCTTAATGGAGTATCAAGTAGACTTGGTGTCATGAACACAATACAACAATTTAAAGAAAAACAAGGAATTGATAAAGTAACCACCGGTGGTGTTAGAGATGAAACAGATAAGAAAATAGATGAAGTTACAGGGGTTATTAAAGCTTTCTTTACAGGAAATAAAGATGGTATAAAAGAAAGCTTACAACCTTTAATAACCGATGTAAAAAAATTTAGTACAGATGCTCTTGATGAACTAAAAAAAGGAATTGAAAATTTTGTTGAGTATCTTAAAACAAAAAACATAAACCTACCAACAGGAACACCACCACTGTCACCGCCACGCAGAGCTTCAGGTGGATACGTTTACGGAGAAGGAACATCAACATCAGATTCAATACCAACTCTATTAAGTAACGGTGAGTTTGTTGTTAACGCCGAATCAACAGAAGTGTTTGGTGCATTATTAGAAAGAATAAATGAAAATCCTAATTTTAATTTAAAAAATTTTACAAGTGAAAAACTAGAACTTAAAAATACTAATGACATTGCCGCTTCAAATATAACAAATAGAAGTATTACAGAACAAATATCTAGTTTGAATACCTCAACGGCTAATACTGAAATGAAAACAAGTAAAGTTGAATTTGGTGAAATCTCACCACTCAAGGTAATTTTTGAAAAAGGGGAAGGATTTTCAGAAAGTGAAATGGCAATGCTTGAGTATAATCTAGGTAAAAGCACTCTTGTAGAACAATTGACCAAGAGTTTATCAGAGAAACTTAAGGTTTTACAAGTTAAAGAAGCATAATAAAAAATGTTATTTGGCTATTTATTATAAAATAATTAAATGGCAAGTCCATTACTAGTCACATCAGAGGGTTTTAGAAAGAAGATTTTAGTTAAAAATTTGACCCCTTATAACAAGTCTCCTAGGAAAGTCGCGCCTCCTGTGGATTACCCTGCAAATTTATCTGATTTAGCGGTAAAAGATTCTCCTGACAATTTAATAGACACACCAATTTTTGCAAAAGAACTTTACGTAAAAAATCAGTATGGTGCTGAAGGTGGGTATAAGCAAGTACCCGACCCAGGAGCTCTTTTAAATTCTAAATCAAATGAAGGTGAATATGGGCCAGGACAACAAGATGCTAAAATCTTAGACCAAGGATATAGTGAATCTAAAAAATGGAAGCCGTTAAATGCATATGCTAATGGACCTACGGTTATCGACTCAGCTGAAGCTTTTTCAACTTTAGATATTGTATATCCAAATGGAGGAAGAACTCCTAATGGTCAACCATACCCAACAACATATGTACCATCTTCATATAGTGCGGTATCAATATTACTTTCACCCGACCCACAAGGTAGTAATGGTTTCTTAAGTTCAGATTCATATATTGCTAGATTAGGCGCGACGGTTCTTAGAAAAGAGTTTGAAACAAGAATTGGTAATGAAATTAGACAAAATACAATTGCAAGGGCAAACATATTCAATGTTAGAAGTGGTACCGACCTCTTAAATATTGTGACGGGTAGAGTTCCCCTAATAGAACCTGATTATAGAATCACAGTACCGGCAAACCCTGTGTTAGCTGCTACAGATTTTGCGTTAAGGTTAGCGGGTAGCATATTACCTGTGTCACCTATTGTTGGTTCATATTGGGATACAAGTATTAATTCGGGACAACCAACAACTATACAACAATTAACTAATGCATTCAAAAGAAGCGGATTAGGAAAGTTTTTTTCAAGAGTACTTGGATTCAATCAAACAGGTTCTCAGTTATTTTTAAACAATACGGGAGGTGGTCAAAAATCAAGATTATTTGATAACCTTGATTATAACAAATATAAACCAAACTATCCTAGAACAATATTGGATAGACTTGGAGGTGCAATTGTTGGAACTTCGGCAACTGTGAGTAACTATTATGTCGGTTCAATAACATCAGACCCGTCAAGAGTCTTTTCTCCTGGTGGAGATGTACCTGTAGATAGTTTTGCAAGAGAAGTAAGTACCCCTGTATACGGACCAACAGAGTTGGCGCAACTTTACGAAGGACCTTCGAGAAGTGTTAGGTTAGGTGCTAATGGTCCTACATACGGTAATGGTGGTGGCATTGAGGGTGGATTTACATGGGTATCACCTAAATATAGAGGAAATGCGGGTAAAAAAGTTGGTCCGGGAGGACAAATTATACAACAAGACGAAGATTTTAAACCATCGTCATATAACTCAACTGAATCTACAAATTCAGAGTTTAGAGATGGTTCAATATTAGATGACACGCAAAGACTAATCGATAGTCAACCAGCAGGAGGAAGAAGGTTACAACATGTAGGAAATGCTATAGACCAAGTAAGTAAAGTTTTTAACGATGGTTATAAAGAAATAACCAAGGGTTCACAAGTTATAAAATATACTGGTTCGATAGGCCAAGAAGTTGGATATGAATATTGTAGAATCTTTACTAAAGACGTACCGTACCTTCAATATAATGATTTACAAAAAGTTAATGGTATAACTACATCAGGTAGGAAAATATCATATTCAGTATTAGATAACACATATAACTTGAACATATTTCCAAATAAGAAAGATAGTGCTGGAAATTCAACTAATTTAGTTGGGGATAATAATGAAACTTATCATGTTAAAAAGTATATGTTTTCTTTAGAAAATTTGGCATGGAGGACATCAAGTACTCCTGGATATACAGTATCTGATTTACCTGTTTGTGAAAGAGGACCTAATGGAGGAAGAATTATGTGGTTTCCACCTTATGATTTAAAATTTTCGGAAACCAATAGTGCATCATGGAAAGACACTTCTTTCATAGGAAGAGCTGAACCTATATATACTTATTCAAACACTAGAAGAACAGGTTCTTTAAGTTGGAAGATTGTTGTGGACCACCCATCGGTATTAAATTTAATCGTGAATAAAGTTTTAAGTAATGAAACTAATAATTCTAGAATTGATGCGATGATTAATTCTTTCTTTGCGGGTTGTTTAAAATATGATTTATATGAGTTGGCGAAGAAATATCCGTTAGCAAATCCTAATGAACTGTATAACATTCAGAGAGAACTTGATGCGGGTCAACTAAGTAAAGAACAAGTCGACGCGGTGAAAGGAAACCAGACAACTGGTAATAATTCTCCTACAGGACAAGAAATGAGTATTAAAGGTAATACAGATTTGAATACGAATAACATCCAAACCGCATTAACAGGAATAGGGTTTTATTTTGAGAATGAAGAACCAGATGATAGTACATCATCGTTCTCATCTTTGTATGACACTTATATTTTAAGAAAACCAATTATTATTGACCAATCACCAACAGTTACAACACCGTATATCAGTGGACCGCAACAAGTAACAACCTTTTTTAGTAATGTAATTCAGTGGAATTACGAACAATTCAACAAGAACCTAACTGATATCTACAATGGATTTAATAGTGGTAATCTTGAAAAAGTTACAATTAACTTGGCAGGAACTGAAAGTAGTTCAACTAATAGGTCGTATAACAATAGGATTAATAATAACAGGATAGAATCTATTAAAACATATATTAAAAATTATAAACCTGGCGGAGCTCAACAGACCTTAGATAAAATTGCTGGAAGCAGAATAACATATGTTACAGCATCTTCCGAATCTTCTGTTAGAACAAAATCAAGTTCAGGGTACGGTGAGTCGTATAATTGTGGGGAAAAAGATACTAAAAAAACAGATTCAACCAACGTAAATACTGTTAATGCGATGGCATGTAGAAGGATTGTTATATCATCCATCAACATCCAACAAAAAACACCTATTGCTCAAAATCCTGCAAATTCTAACCAACCAATTGTAACATCTCAAAACGGAACAACAAATGTGGTACAAAATACAAATGCTAATCGAGAGTTACCGACAAGGAATCTTTCAAAAAAAGTATTGAGATTGTTATTATCTGAGTGTGATTACTTTGAAAGTATCAAAGAGAACACACCGATGGTATACGATAATCTAAAAGAAAAATTAAAGTTCTTCAACCCAGCGTTCCACTCAATAACACCAGAAGGATTAAACTCAAGATTAACTTTTTTAAATCAGTGTTTAAGACCTGGCGAAACGATACCTGTCGTTAAAAGTGTTAATGGAAAAACGGAATTACAATATAATAATGCAGTTAATACTGCGTTTGGGTCGCCACCTGTTTTAGTTTTAAGGGTTGGTGATTTTTACAATACAAAGATAATACCTGATAATCTACAAATAACGTATGAAGGATTAGATTTAAATCCCGAAGGCATTGGTGTACAACCAATGATTGCTAATATTACATTGAGTTTTAAGTTTGTTGGAGGTAGTGGCATAAAAGATGCGGTAGACAGAATACAAAATGCACTTTCATTCAACTATTATGCGAACACTGAAGTTTATGATGATAGAGCAGAAGCAACAGGATACGACAAAACTACGAATGACCTGGACACTTTGTTTGCTTCAATATATAATCCAACAGAACCACCACCAACAACAAATCAAGTTCAAAATAATGATGGACAGAAGAATGGTGGAACCATCGGAGAAGTTTTATCAACCACAACAACAGAATCAGGAACTACAGGACAAATATCATATACTAAATTTTTCTCTACCTTGTCTGATAAAACACAAGAATATTTCAGAAATGTTTTAAATAAAAACAAAGAAGTTTTATCTCAATATAATGAAGGGGTTAGACAAATGTTCACATTCACAAGAAATTATAATAAAGGTGAGATATTAGGTCTTGGTAATGCTGAATATGGATACATTTTTGGAAAACCCGCAAACTACCAATCTAACATGGATTCTGTTTTCTCTGGTTTATTATCAGATATACAACAAGATGATGATGAATTTATAGATTTTATGTTTAAAAAAGGATTTTCAAATAAAGCTATGAGAGCTTTGAAGACTAACTATAAAAATTATGTGAGTCAAAAACAATCAACTTATTTAAATGCTCTAAGTAAAACAATACAAGATTTTACACTATTACAACAAAATTATGTAATGGAAATTGCTAAACTAAACGCAATAACATTTGGTAGAGTTGTGGGTCTTAATACTAAAGTTTCAGGAACTGACGGTTATCAAGAGAAAAATAATAACACTGTTACCTATTTTACAACCGGAGACTCTTTTTCAAATCTTATTAAAGACGGAGAAACACTTAGAACTTCATTAGGTCAATTTGCAATTGAATGTGAAAAAACAATTTCTTTCGGAAAAGACAATAATAGAAATCAACTAGTTAGACCAAACAATGAAAAATTCGTTAAAGATAATATTTTTAAACAAGTAGGTAATAACGGAAGGTTTGCTAGTGCAAATTTCCAAAGAGAGTATGTAATATTGAGCAATGAGATTGTTGACATAAACAAATATAGTGCGTTCAAAAGTTTTTTAATCAATGATATATTGAACACAAAATCACTTATGGAAAATGGAAATACTAATATAAGTGAAATGTTTGATGAATATTGGGTTGGTCAAGTAAGACCAATTTTTGAAAAAGAAAATAAAGTGGCTTTAGAATTTCTTGATTATTTGGAAACCAATACACTTAAAGATTATATTAACTATACTAAGTTAAAGGGACAAAGTGATAAGACTCTTTTTTATAGTAATGAAAATAATACTAATGAAGATTCTTTGAAGAATAAAAGAAAAGACATAATTAATTCTTTAGGTAAGACAACAAATAGTAATACTAAGAAAAGTACTTTTAACGATAAAGAAGGTGAAATAAACGTAACTAAAGTAAAACTAAACTAATGGGATTTCCTTATTACAATAGATACTCAACTTTTCTAATAAATGGGGAACAAACAGTTGTTCCTTATGTTAATGTTCCTAATAAGACTAGTGACAAAACGTACATTTACAAAGTAGGTAGAAGTAGATTAGATAAAGTATCTCAAGAATTTTATGGTACTCCGTATTTTGGGTGGTTAATATTACAGGCAAACCCACAGTATGGTGGATTGGAAAATTATATTTATGATGGTGCTATATTGACAATCCCATTTCCTCTTATACCATCTTTACAGGATTATAAAGGAGCATTAGAAAATCAGTTTTATTATTATGGCAGATAATTTTTTATCAGACAATAGTGGTAATATATTGGTTGAGTTTGATTATAACAATATTATTATTGTTGACCCAAACAAAACAATAGACGGACGAGGAAACGTTCAGGAAAGATTAGTTGACCACGAAAACTTAGTTATGTTTGTTAATTTAGAGGCCGAGGTATTGCCAAGAACAAAATTGGCGGTAGGAGGGAGCCCTCAAGATGTTGCAACAACAGTGTCTGTTGCAAAAATTAATTTTTTAGCACCGAACAAAGACAATTACTTATCTACCCAATATTACGATGAATTAACAGGTTTAAATACAAATAAAGGTACAGGGCAAAATCAAACAACAGAAACTTTAGAAAATAACCCAAATAATAAGCGTTCGTATATAAAAACATCTGTTGTTACAAATGGAGTTGATGGTTCACTAGATAACGGGTTGTTAGGTATTACAAGTATAAATATTAAA